GGCCCATTTGGCACAGGTAAAACCTCAAGCGCAGCCTATGATATCATCGAGTGTCAGTCAAAACGAGTTATCGAAATAGACGGGAAAAAGCGGAGCCGTTTCGCCGTGGTACGAAATACCTACCCAGAGTTACGTGACACCACCATAAAAACGTATCTTGACTGGTTTCCAGATACGGTATTTGGCAGTTATAACCAAACCGATAAGATTTACCGCATCGCCTACGATGGACGGGAGATAGAAATCATCTTTAAAGCCCTTGACACGCCTAAAGATGTGCGCGACCTCCTGTCTCTGGAGCTGACCGGGGCGCACGTCGATGAAGCAAGAGAAATCCATCATGACGTTATCAAGGGGCTTCTTGGCCGGATTGGTCGCTACCCTTCAATGAAGGACACTAGCGGAGTAAATCCATTCATAACCCCCCCGCAAGTCACACTGACAACCAACTATCCGAGCCGGGAGCATTACCTCTACAAGGAGTTTGTTGAGGCTCCGATTACCGGGTATTCCATTTATGAGCAAACCCAAGAGGAGAACAAACACAATCTCCGGCCTGGATATTATGAAGATCTGGTAAGCGACTATGCAGAACGGCCCGACTTGCTGAAAACTTTGGTTCGGGGAGAATGGGGCGTAACGGTGAGAGGGAGACAGGTATATCCTGAATTTAACCGGCGTTTTCATGTCGCAACCAGGCCGTTGTTGTCAGTAGTCAAGGAAGGGGTGAAGGGAGGGAGGGCCATTATCCGGGGGTGGGATAATACCGGACTTAACCCGGCTTGCATTATCACCTACATAAACAGTTTGGGCCAGTGGTTTTGGGTTAGAGAGTTTTGTGGAGAAGACGCTCGGATCATTGACTTTGCGCAAGCGGTGCATTTGTGGTGCGCTCAAGAGTTTCCGGCCGACACTGAATATATTGATATTGGAGACCCAGCCGGGAAAATTAGAGACACGCTAAAGGGTAGCCCCCGCGACTACATCCGTGAAGAGACGGGGATTGATATACAGGACGGTCTCCAGTCGTTCAAAATTCGGCGTGAATCGGTTGCTGGTAGGCTGAGCAGGCAGATAAACGGGATGCCCGCTTTAGTGGTTGATCCTGGTTGCACAAGAACGATAGATGGTTTTGAGGGCGGGTATGCCTATCCTGAAATTGGGAACAGCGGGATGTTTAAAACAGAGCCAGAAAAAAACCAATACAGTCATATCCACGATGCAGGACAATATCCGGCGACTATCCTTTTCCCGCCCGGCCCCGCCAGAGAAGACGATTATGAGGAAGACGACCAGCACACGAGCACGCGAAATTCAGTGACGGGGTATTAGTGGAACCAAAGCAAGAGAATGACAAGAAATTTGTTGACGAGCACATAAGAATTGCACTTTCTTCTTGCTTTTTCGGTGAAATTCGTATAAAATTCGAGCACGGTACGGTCGTACAGCTTAAAAAAGAGCAGTGCTTCAAACCTAAAAACTAGATCGGCTATCAAAACAATTGAGGCCAGCGTCTCCACAACGGGGATTGCTGGCCTTTTTGCGTTTAAGGAGCAGCGTGGACGGATCGACGATAGAAAACCTGCTTAGATTTGCCAAGATGGACAACGTAGCCTCTGAGATTGAGGAAGAGAAACTCATCAAGATCGGGCGCGATGTTGTTCGTCTGTACAAGATCGATGAAGATAGCCGCGAAGACTGGAAGAAGCGGTCCCAAGATGCGATGGCCCTTGCGCTGCAAGTTACAAAGAAGAAAGACTTCCCCTTCGAAAATGCCTCCCAGGTCAAGTATCCACTCCTTACCACCTCCGCACTCCAGTTCCATGCCAGATGCTACCCGGCAGTAATCCAGGGCGATAAGGTAATAAAGTTCCGCGTTACCGGCGAAGACCCTGAAGGCGAGAAGAGCAAGCGGGCCGTGCGGTGCGCTCAGTTCATGAATTGGCAGCTACTGTTCCAACAGGAAGAATGGGAAGAGCAGTTCGACCGGCTCCTGCTGGCCCTGCCTATCGAGGGGTGCGAGTTCAAAAAATCGTTTTATGATCCCACCCTTGGCCGAAATGTATCTGAGTGGATCAGGCCGGATGACTTTGTAGTCCACAACAAGACAAAGAGCTTGGCCGTTTGCCCCAGGATGACCCACAGGCTGTATTTCTACCCGCACGAGATAGAGGTGCGGCAATCGTCTGGGTTATGGGTTGACGTAAACCTGGAAATCAGTAAAACGGACGAAGAGGAAGAGACTCAGCAATGCTTCCTTGAGCAACACTGCTTGTTGGACCTTGACGAGGATGGGGTCAAAGAGCCGTGGTGCGTGACCGTCCACGAGCAATCGCAGAAGGTTGTGAGGATCAAGGCCGGGTTCTACCCCGAGGATATCTGGATCAATCTGGACGAAATGAAACGGCTTGGAGATATTGACGCATCTGTCCCTGCTGAAGCGGTTTTCGGTGCCCAGGTTGTTAAGATTGACCGCATTCAGTATTTCACCAAGTATTCGTTCATCCCCTCGCCCGATGGAGGCTTTTATGATGTTGGGTTTGGCCAGCTTATTGGGCCGCTGTCAGATACTATTGACACCACGATAAACCAGATCATCGACGCGGGCACGCTTGCCAATACTCAGGGCGGTTTTGTCCGTGAAGGGGTGAGTGTCGGTGGTGGGCGTGGCTCAATCCGGTTTGCCATGGGCGAATACAAACAAATTCGCATCCCCAGCACAATGCCTATTGGTCACGCCATGCAATCAATGGACTTCCGAGGCCCGTCCGCCGTCCTGTTCGAGATGCTGCAAATGTTGATTCAATCAGTCCGCGATATTACCGGGGTGCAAGACATTAACGTAGGCGCAACCCCGCAGAACGAGACCGCCACCACCACCATGATTCGGGTGGAAGAGGGAGCGAAGGTTTTTACCGCAATTTACAAGCGCATCTGGCGGGCGATGAAGGAAGAGTTTGCGAAGCTGTACAAGCTGAACAGTATTTATTTGCAGCCGGAAACGTATTTTACGGTTCTTGATTCCAACGAACAAGGGGTTGTGTCTCTCCAAGACTTCAGGGGAGAATCTACCGACATACAGCCCGTTGCAGACCCGACCATCGCGACCACTCAACAGAGAATCGCAAAGGCCGAGTTGTTGATGGGGCAAATGGGTAACCCGCTCACCAACAAAGAGGAAATCACTCGCCGCTACTTGGAGGCCGCAGAGATTAGTGGCGTTGACAAGGTAATTATCCCGGAAGATCAGCGGCAAGTCCCGCCCGATCCAAAGATAGAGCTTGCCGCCATGAAACAACGCGACGAGGCAAGAGAGTCAGAGGCGCGGGTGCTGAACCTGTACGCCAAGACGCTTGAGGCGTTTGCAAACGCAGAATCAAAGGAAGTAGGGAGTCAGCTTGGTCAGTACAGGCTGGAGCTTGAAGCATTAAGAACCCAGATAGAGGCAGGCGATGCTAACAAAGGAAGAGTTGCAGGAATGGAAGGCGCACCCGACGACCAAAGCGGTGTTCCACCGGCTGAAGAGTTACCAGCAGGTATTGACGCAGGAATGCTTGGAGGCGGGGAACCTGGACAAGGACCAGGCATGGCGATTGGTGGTGGAGAACAAGGCGAAGTTTGACGTGGTTCAGGATATTTTCGACACGGAGGCAGACAATGAATAAAAGCGGCATCAAGCCCATGGAGTACAAAATCCTCGTTGAGCCTGTGAAGGTTGAGGAAAAGACCGCAGGCGGTATTTATCTCCCTGACCAAGTGAAGGACAAAAACAAGTTTGCCAATGATGAGGGCACCATTATCGCGGTTGGCCCTATCGCATTCACCGACCCGCATTGGCTGGAGTGTCCGAAGGTTGGCGACAAGGTAATGTTTGATCGGTACGCAGGCATTCTTGTTAAGGGTAAAGACGAGAAGGAATACCGGATCATCAACGACAAGGAAATTTGTGCAATATTGGAGGAAGTATGAGCGAAGACATTGAGAAAAGGGCCAAGGAAATGGGCCATGTTTCAAAAGAAGAATGGAAAGGCGACCCTGACAAGTGGCGGCCCGCAGAGGAGTTTGTAAAGCGCGGCGAAGAGATTGTGCCTATCCTCAAGGACCGGCTGGACAAGACGGAACGCGAATTAAAGGCCGCTCTTGCCATGAACAAGCAGGAGCTTGAAGAGGTCAAGAAGGTTGCCTACGAAACCGCCAAGAAAGACTACGACCGGGAGCGTAAGGAGCTTGAGAAAAAAGAGCTTGAGGCATTCCAGACCGGCGATGCCGACGCATACCATGCGGCAAAGAAAGAGGCGGCAGCACTAAAACCGCCCGATCATCCCAAGGCTCCTGCGCTGAATCCTGTTTTTGAAGATTGGCAGGACAAAAACAAATGGTACAGCGATGAGCCGGAACTTGCCGAATATGCCGACTTCCTGGGGGATAAACTTTTCAAGGAAAATCCCAAACTCTCCTTGTCTGATATTTATGACAAGGTTTCTGCCAAGGTGAAGAAGCAGTTCCCCGACAAGTTCACCAACCCGCGCCGGGAAGATGCCGGTTCGGTTGAGGGTGGAAGCCCCGCAGCAAATGGCGGAAAGGGTAACAAATTCTCCGACCTCCCGGCAGCCGCGAAAGAGACATATGCCCGCCTTGCAGCAAAAGCAGAGAAGCAGGGGCGGAAATTCACCAAAGAACAGTACGCGCAAGCGTATTTTGAATAAGGAGACAAGGAAGATGGCCAGAAAGGAAAGAACCACAAGGGTTGCATTCGGTGTTCCGCGTTTGAAAATGAACCTGGATGCAAAGACGGAAGCACGGTTAAAAAAGGAAGGTGTTGTTCCGCGCTGGATCAACGACGAAGACCACGGCCAGCGGTTACGAAACGCAATTGACGGCGGCTATGAGTTCGTCAACGCGGACGGGACGGAAGAAGTAGGGACCGCAAAGGAAGTTCAGGACAGGGACAGGCGTATCAAGAAGCTGGTGGGGGCCAACAAGGATGGCTCGGCGAAGTATGCTTACCTGATGGCAATTCCAAGGGAGTATTACGACGAAGACCAAGCGAAGAAGGAAGCGACAAATCGCATGGTTGACGATGCAATCCGTGGGGGAAGCCCCGGCGGACTTAAACCGCATGGGATCGCGCCTGATAAGGGCGGAACCTATGTAAAGAATGTTGATTACACGCCCTAGGGCGTAAGGAGTTCATATGGCTAACGCTACCGCCGCTTTCGGTTTGCGGCCTTCAAAAAACCGAGACGGCAGCGCGTGGAATGGCGCGACCGTCCCTATGTACGTAAGCGCGTCTTACGCAACCGCCATGTATATTGGCGAACCTGTTCTTCTTTCCCCGACCCTGGCGGAAAAGGACGCAACCGGCAAGAAATTGACCATTAACGCCTCTGCTGGCACCGATGCCACCATTATCTTTGGTGTTATCACCAGCTTTGAGCCGTTGGTCACCGACCTGACCAAGATTTACAACCCGGCCAGCACTGAGCGTATTGCAAATGTGTGTCTGGCCAAGGACGTTATCTTTGAGGTACGCGGCTCCGGTACTGCGCTGACCAGTGTATGCCCCGGCCAGAATGCCGTATTGACTGGCTCCGGTGGTTCTACTGTGACAGGCCTTTCTTCCAAGTACCTGGCGGAAAGTGGCACGGTCCCTGCAGCAGACCAGAGCTACCCTCTCTTTATCCTTGGTCTCAAGGATGTAGAGGACAACACCCTCGGCGCAAATGCTGTGTACGAGGTTCTTATCAACACCGCCGAGAACGCCACGGGTGCAATCCTGGGCGTGACCGCTTCTTAATAGGGTGACGCTATGGTTATGAGCACTGGTTCGCATCCCAAGGATTTGTGGCCGGGAATTAAGGCCCACTTTGGACATACTTACGACGAGCACACAGAGGAGTTTTCTCAGATTTTCGACGTGCAGACCTCCGATAAGCTCTTTGAAGAGCGGGTGCAGTACAAGGGCCTCGGCCTCGCCCCTGTGAAAGCGCAAGGGGCATCTATCTCTTTTGAGGACACTCAGCAGGGCTATATCAGCCGGATTAACAACATTACCTACGCTATCGGCGGTATTGTGACCCGTGAAGCAATCGAGGATGGGCAGTACGAAAGCACGGCCACTCGGCTTTCTGGCCATATCGCTTTCTCTATCCGGCAGACGGAAGAGAACGTGTGCGGCAACATCCTGAACCGCTTCACCACTTCCGGGTATAACGGCGGGGATGGGGTTGTACTCGGCTCCACCGCGCACCCGGAGGCTACCGGCAATCAGAGCAACATCCTTTCCGTGGCTGCTGATCTTTCTGAGGCATCCCTTGAGGACATGCTGATTCAGATTATGAACGCTACCGACTCCAAGGGGCTGAAAATCTCCCTTATCGGCAAGAAACTGATTGTTCCCCCGGCTCTGGCGTTTGAGGCAACCCGTATCGTTAAAAGCCAGCTCCAGAGCAACACGGCCAACAACGATATTAACGCTCTGAAAGCAATGGGCATGCTGCCTGACGGTATTGTTACCTGTCACTATCTGACCGACACCGATGCATGGTTTGTGAAGACCAACGCCGTTGAGGGTCTCATCAAGCAGGATCGCCGGTCTGTAGAGTTCGCCAAGGACAACGATTTTGACACCGAAAACGCCAAGATGAAAGGCTCTATCAGGTTCGGTGCTGGTTGGGCAGATTGGCGCGGCGTGTTCGGCTCTGCTGGTGCATGATGAAAAAGAAAGGTAAAGGCGGCAAGGGCTGCTAACCTACAATCTGGGCGGGGTGAAATATCCCCGCCTGCTTCCACTCAGGAGGTGGATTAAATGGCATTAACTAATTTCCCAAACGGCATTTCTTCTTTCGGTGTTCCCCTTATGGGTGGCGGCGGTATTCCCGCTGTTCCGGGCAGCGTAATCTTTGTTGATTATGGGTCCGGCGACGATGGGCGCAGCATCAAGAGCAATAGCGCCGCTCGTCCGTTCAAGACCATTGATAAGGCCTACAGCCTTGCTACCACAAACAAGGATGACTTGATTGTGTTGATGGGTAACAGCACTCACACGCTTACGGAAATGCTCGATATTTCCAAGAATCGTGTTCATTTCGTCGGCATGGATGGCTCCATGCGGATGTATGGTCAGAATGCAAAGGTTTCTCTTGGGGTGACCACGGCCGCAACCGACATAGCCACCATCCAGAATACCGGCATTCGCAACTCGTTCAGCAATATCAAATTTTTGAACAGCAATACCGTTACCGAGGGTATCTATTGCGTGGCAGAGGGCGGCGAATACACCGTCTATGATCACTGTGAGATTTACAAGGATACCGACCTGGACGAGACTACCGCCGCTGAAATGCTGCATAACGGTGATTCGGTGCAGATGTTTAATTGCACCATCGGTTCCCTCGCAAACATCGTGGCGGACAACGTAATCCGCCCATGTGTGAAGGTAACGGCAACCCTTTCCGGCAAGAAGTTCAGGGATGGATACTTTGAAAACTGTATGTTCTGGCGCAAAGCTGGCGGCACTGAAACCATGATGATATATGGCGCAAACGCAACCGATGTTGAGCGGATGCTTTTGGCGAAGAATTGCACCTTTGTAAATAGCACCCTTGCTGCTGCTGATCCTGCTCACGCGGTAGGTTTTGCGGCGGCTCAGACTGAAGGTGTTGTCTTGCTCCAAGACTGTGCGTCTGTCAATTGTACCGTTATGGCAGAGGCGGCAGTCGGAATCTATGTCGCCGGTGCTGTCCCGACCTTCGCCACAACCGGAGTTGCTGTAGCTGCTTAATAAACCAGGGGGTGATTCGTCACCCCTTATTTTAAAGGTG